GTGAAGGCTGCAGCAGAGACCAAATACAAGGATTGTATGCCGGAGGAAACGGTGGAGCGGATAAAATGCATATTGAAGGAAACGGGAATAGAACTTGAGGAACACTGGGGCAGTACAGGTATAAGCGGTTTCCATACCTTAAGGGTGAATGTTCCGGGTACTGACCTGGGCTCCAATGGCAAAGGGACAACAAAGGAATATGCACAGGCAAGTGCCTTTGCTGAGTTTATGGAAAGGCTTCAGAATGACCATTTAAGCCGTGGAGAATATGACAAGGATACATGGAAATATAGACGCTTTTACTACACACCCGATGAGAGGCTAATGAGTGCGGCTGAGCTGGCAGTGTCCGGAAATGCATTTGTAAACTACCTTATCAATGCAGCTGCTGAAGAGCTGCAAAAACCGGTCGAGAGCCCTGAAGAAAGAGCAAATATAATGGCTTTATGGCATTTCCCGGTCTTTCAGGAATGCGATGATAGATTTGTGTCTGTCAAGTTCTATAGTGTAAAGAACAAATGTTATGAACACCTACCCTATGCCATATGCGCCAAGCTTTACCGGAGTAACGGCATGTGTGCCGGGAACACCCCTGAGGAAGCACTGGTACAGGGAGTATCAGAGATATTCGAAAGGCATGTGAATCTGAGGCTGCTCCGGGAAAGGTTGGCGCTTCCTACGATTCCCGACTGGTATCTCAAGAAATATGGCAGGTTGTATGGGGTTATAAAGGAGCTTGAGAAAGACGGCAGGTATAAGGTCCTGGTAAAGGATGGTTCCCTCGGAAGAGGCTATCCTGTGGTCGTACTTATCGTTATTGACAGTGAACGGCAAAGCTATGGCGTAAGACTCGGAGCACACCCCGAATTTGAGATTGCTCTTGAGAGGACGCTGACTGAAGCACTTCAGGGAAAGACCCTGGAAATGTTTACGGGGCTTAGTTGTCTGAGACTGGATAATTCCGGCGCGATGCTTGAGGATAATATAACGAACATAGCAAAATTAGGTCTGGGTCAATATCCTACAGAGCTTTTCAGCGAAGAGAGTGAATTTGAATTTGAACCATTCAGGAATATTACAGGGAAATCAAATGGTGAGATATTAAAGGAGCTCCTGAGCCTGATCACTTCCCAGGGCTATGATGTGCTGATCAAGGATTCATCTTATATGGACTTTCCGGCATATCAGGTTATATCACCCGGCTTTAGTGAGATACATGAGGCAAAGCTGAAGAAGGTCTGGGAAATAAATTCCGGTCTGCGGGCAAGAAAGGCTGTAAGAAAGCTGCACACTGCGTCGGCGAAGGAATTGAGGGAAATTACAGACTACCTTAAATACAAACAGAATTCCATCAATGAGAATACAATTTCTGCACTGTTAGGAGTAGACTTTGACAAAAAGTGTCCCGGCGAAAGCTGTGAGCATTTTTTCCTGATAGGAGTTTGCTTATATAAGCTTGGAGAATACAAAGAGTCCGCTTTTGTCTTCCAACTGGTGGCAAATAACTTGGCAAAGTCGGAAGAGCTGGAGTATTACAAGTGTGTTGCTGACTATGCCGTCGGTGTTGCTGAGAATATGCAGAAGGACAGGATAGTTGATATTCTTAAGCTTTTCTATTCATCTGATATCGTGGGAAAGGTACACAAACAGATGGAAAGTCCTGAAGCTGTCATGGAAAGGATATATCCAGACTTCTGCTGCTTCAATTGCAGTGAATGTGATGCCTTGGGCAACTGCAATTACAGAACTGCAAGAGATATAAAAAGAGTGCTAAAGGATAAGCAATCTGATGCTAAACTTATGGATTTGGGTGAATTATTCAAATAAGGTGACAAATCAATTTGTCACCTGTCATCCATTTACTTTAAAAGCATGCGCATTATGCCAAAAGGCTCAAAATATATAATATATTTGGAATCAACTGCCTTCATAATTCCATATTTCTTTCTATAGTAGTCAATTGCCCAGCATAGGAAATCTTCACCGGTCTCAAGGTATTCTGCGAATTCCAACTGGGTCCTTGCTCCATACTCATATGCGTTTATAATATCATTCAAAGAAATTATTCTCTTTGCAGCCCACCTCCGAGCCTTCTCCTCCTGTTTTCTTACCACAGTAATATCTGCAGCTTCATCCAGCAGATCTCCTGAAGAGGTGTAATAATGCCCAAGCTCTTCTGCAATGATACAGGTTTCCTCTTTGGAGTCCGCAATATATTGTTTGTTGAGTGCTATGACCGGCGGCAGATCGTAATCCTCGCAGTATAACCCCTTGATTCGTTTGGGCAGAGAAGCATACGTGACTTTAATGTCATGCTGCAGAGCTTCTTCCTGCAATAGCTCAAGCTTAGTCAACCTGTATGCCATTCTATTCTCCTTTCTTTGCCTTCTCCATCTGTTTCTGTTTTCTGTAGGTCTCGAGAAAAGCCCTGACAGCGATTTTTTCATCTTCGGTAAGACCATCCTCATAACCGTCAGTTTTATGTGCGGCTATTGTTCCGATTCCACGGACCGTTTTGGCTGGGTCGGTATTCTCATTAGGTACTTCCGGATAGTCAGTATGTTCCGGATCGGAATCTGCTGATCCGTATCCACTGTTTCTGAAAAGGGTAGAAACCTCTACACTGAGAGCTTTAGCGAGCTTTGACAGGGTTTCCAGGCTGGGGTTATACCTCCCTGCTTCTACATCAGCCAAATATGATCGTGAGATCTCTGCGGCAGCTGCAAGATCTGCCTGCGTCATTTTTTTTACCTTTCGAAGTTCTTTGATGTGGGCTCCGATGTCCATTCGTTCCTCTCCTTTATGTACGGTTATACCGACTATTAATTATATTATAGCTTCTGCAAATGGAAATATCAAGAAAAAAATTAGCGAGTCCTACGAAACCGAAAGCAAAATGTCGGAAATACAAGTAAATACGAGATACTTAAACCAGATAAAGGAAAAAACATCAAAATCAGCTTTTACAAAATGTCGGAAATACAATACAATGTGATTGTAGGGTTGATGAACGAGATGTCGGAAATACAAGAAAAAGTTGCGGAATTCTAAGATTTGAGGTGATTGCCCTATGACTGACAAGCTTAAGGACCTGGTTCAGAAAAAAGCATTGGAGTTGGTTGAATATGCCGATAAGATCGGCAGACGGGATTTCTTTGAAATCAGTATTAAACATGTCAATGGAGAGTTGATTACAAAATTGGAATGTACAGGCAAGGATAAGGTAAAATAATGCCGGCCGAAGAGCGGAGGCACTATACCGGGAAATGATCCCGATATAGTGCCTTTTTCATTGTATAGGGAGGGAAGGTGATGGACAAGAATATCAGAGAACTGGCAGCAGAGTACTATATTGCTTTAAAGGGTGTCAGGGAGCTAAAGGCAGCAGCAAGAAAGAGGAAGGAAACCGGATATCCGGATCTGGTGATCTTAAGAAGCATGGAGAAGGATCTGGAATGGACAATTGAATACATGCTGCTGGGACACATACCGCAGGACCGGAAAAGGTACCGTAAGGGTCTTTAGGTCATCAACGGGGGTAAGCCCTGTTAATGTTAATATAAGCTACATATATCGAAGGGGGTTGGTTCATGACATCGGTTGATATCAGAAATGCAGCGGCACAAAAGCTAAGCACCGGATTCCCGGACTATAACCTGTATCATGATATACTGCCTCAGGATTTTTCCAGGCCTTGTTTTTTAGTACGGATCACATCGGTATCAAAGACAAACCAAAATGTATATCAGTATGAAAAAGCAGTGGCTGCCGATATCGGATACTATCCCGGTGAGGCTGCCGGAACTGGGGTTCTGGAAATGCAGGAACAGCTTGAGGGAGTATTTGATTTGGAGCTGCAAGCAGGAGACCGGGTACTTGGTATCGACAAAACAAAAGGAGAGATCCTTGAGGATGTGCTGCATTTCACATTTGAACTGAGCTTTACAGAAAGCCGGAATGATCCGGAGGAGAGCCTGGAGAGCATGCAAACATTAGAAATGAAGGAGGAGTTTTAGAATGGGTTTACCACAGATTTTGATCGAGTTCAAGACAAAGGGGACAACCGCAGTAAAGAGAAGTGCAAGGGGGATAGCCGCACTCATATTGAAGGATGACACTGATACGACGTTTAGCAACAAAACGTACAGAAGCATTTCCGAAATTGGTGAAAATGAATGGAAGCCTGAGAACAAGGATTACATTGAGAAGGCTTTTATGGGTGCACCTTCCATGGTGCTGGTTGAGAGAGTAGCAGCAACAGCAGAAAACTTTAGTGAGGGACTGCTGAGACTGGAAAACAAGAAATGGAACTACCTGGCTATACCGGAGATCGGAGATCAGGCGGCCATTGTAGGAGCATGGATCATAGGCCAGAGAGGGAAAAAGAAGACCTTTAAAGCAGTACTGCCTTCATCCTCCAGTGATAATGAAGGAATCATCAACTTTACTACAGCAGATATAAAAGTTGGAAATAAAACCTACAACACTGCTGAATACTGCGCAAGGATAGCTGGGGTCCTGGCAGGGATGCCTTTCAGCAGGAGTGCTACCTATTATGTGCTGTCTGAGGTTGAAAGCATTACAGAATCTGTAAATCCGGACGCTGATATTGATGGCGGCAAGCTGATCCTTGTCAATGACGGTGAAAAGATAAAAATCGGAAGAGCAGTGAATTCATTGACAAGCACTACAGCTGAAAAGGGTGAGGATTTCAAAAAGATAAAGATCGTTGATGCTGTTGACCTGGTAAGGGACGATATCAGAGATACCTTTGACGGCAGCTATGTCGGAAACATTGTGAACAGCTATGATAACAAGATACTGTTCCTGGCGGCAGTAAACGCCTATTTCAAGGAATTGTCCAGGATGGATGTACTGGATCCGGAATATGACAATCTGGCTTCGATCGATGTAGAAGCACAGAGAATCTATCTCCAGGGCAGGGGAATAGATGTGAGCGGCATGGATGAACAGCAGATAAAGGAAGCCAATACCGGAAGCCTGGTGTTTGCAACCGCTGCGGTCAAATTCCTGGATGCAATGGAAGACTTGAAATTCACGATAGAAATGTAGAGTGGAGGAGGAATATAAATGGCAAGAAAAGTACCTGGAAACAGACAGATAAACGGTAGATGGGGACAGATATGGTGGGACGGAGAGCTTGTCTATGAGATAGAAAGCTTTGAAGCAAAGGTGGTAGCCAACAGGGAAGACGTGCAGATGGCCGGTGAGCTGGATATCGAGAGCAAGATAACAGGGCTCAAGGGCGAAGGCACCATGAAGGTGAAGAAGGTATACAGCAGGGGTCTGGACAAGCTTGTTAAGGCATGGACACAGGGTAAGGATCCCAGAAGCCAGCTGATAGGAAAGCTGGCTGACCCGGACGCATACGGCTCAGAGAGGGTCGTCATCAACAATGTCTGGTTCAATGAAGCAACTATCATGCAGTTTGAGCAGGGGCAGAAGCTTGAAAGGGAATACCCCTTCGGCTTCACACCTTCTGATGTTTCATTCCCTGATACCATAGCAGTAAGGGAGGGTTAAGCCGGTGAAGAAGCTTAGTACAAGGGAGTCGGCAGATACTCCGAAAAAAGTGACACTTGAGGAGCTGCTGGCAAGGGCGGCCAAATCCAAAACATCCAGGAAGGAAGCAAGGGAGCTGTATGTAAAATCCCTGGACGGAACCATAACCATTGAGAAGCCTGACAGGGCAACGTGCCTTGAGGCTTTGGACATGGAGAACTCTGAGGAGGCGGATGAGTATATAGTCTACAATTGTGTCATTGATCCGCCGCTTAAGGACAAAACCCTCCAGGAGGCTTATGGGGCTGTATCTCCAATGGAGATAGTCACAAAGGTATTCGAGCCGGGAGAGATATCAGCGATATCAAAGGAGTGTCTTGTTTTGGCAGGCTATATCAACAGCGTAAAGGTCGTAGATGAAATAAAAAACTAATAGATAGTAATGGAGAGCTGTATATGCTCCATTACTACCTTCAAAGAGGGATAACACCGGAACAAATATTAAGCCGAAGCTATACAACAAGGCTTTTTTATTACGCAAGTATGACCAAAGCTTTGGAAGAGGGGAGCCGGGCGGCTGATGAAGCTGCCCGGTAGTACTCCGATATAGTGCCTCATAGCGGAGATAAACACCTGGATGACAAAAGATTGGTGTGCTAAAAAGCACCAGGAGGTGATGGAATGTCGGCAGTTAGTGAATTGAAAGTTATAATAAGCTTCAAGGAAAACATAACAGTTGGAATTGATGGGTTTATAAAGGCTGAAAATCAGTTGAAAAAGAATACTTTAGATGTTGGGAATGTAATTAAAAAGGTATTTGGGAAGAAACATAGCTTAACACTTGATACAAAAGTTAAAAATGCCGAAGTTATGAAAACTCGTAAAGAACTGGAAGCAAGTTTTCATAAAATAAAAGCAAATATATCTTCCAGTACTCTTGGAAAGAGTATAAGCAGCCTGAAAAAGCTGGCTAAAGAGAAAGTTATTAATGCGAAAATTGCAGTTGCAGTCAGTAAAGAAAGCTTTGATATTGGTGTTCAAGATTTCAGGCGTAAAGCTTTGCTAAAAGTGGAGAAGCCTATAGACAGCATTAAGCAAAAGTTGCAACCGCTAAAAAAAATGTCCTATTTAGCAATAGCCCTGAAAGATATGACAGGTGACAGATTGAAGATACTCACAAGAAAACCTCGTAAAATGCTTATTACAATGGGTGCAAAGACATTGAGTAGTTATAATAATGCGGTAGGATTTATAAATAGATTTAAAAAACCAACAAGAAGCGATATTGAAATAAACCATAAATCAATTACAAAGCTAAAGTCCTTTTCCAATAGACTGAATGTAATAGGAAGAATGAGGATAAGCCCTTCCGTAAGCATAAAGGATAACATTTCGAGTAAGCTGAAGAATCTTGGTAGCTCTGTGATTAGTTTTGCTAAAAATGGCTTGTTAGGTATAGCAAATCTTGCATCAAAAGGTATTATCGAAGCGGTTAAGTCAGGTGCTATATTGGAAAAACAGGATTTGTATATGGATCAGGCGATTACTAAAAGTAATCCACAATTAGGTTCTGAGGAAGTAAAAACGCAGAGAAACAGCTATATGAAACAGCTGAGGGACAGCGCTGCAGGTACGGGCATGGACTCTGGAGATATCATAAAGGCAGGTACCCAGGCAGTCAGCATAGCCGGAGGAGATATCAAGGAAGCTATGGAGCTTGTCAAGGTTGCCCAGGATATGGCAGCATTGAACCCCGGAAAGACGGTTGCAGAAGCGATGGACGCATTATCGGCTGCAAAGGGCGGAGATATATCTAGCTTAGAAGCATTTGGAGCTAAAGCAACCGCAGATGATATTAACAAACTGGGTTTACAGGGTGTAGTTCAGCAAAAGCTCAAACCTCAGTTTGCAGGTGGTGCGGAAAAGTTCTCAGATACAGGAGGAGGCCTTGTATCTGTTATCAAAGGAAAGCTTAATAATAAAATGCAGGATATGGGGCTTGGTATTATAGAAAAGCTTAAGCCTGCATTGAAAAGTGTAGTGATGCTCATTGACAGGTATAGTCCGGCGCTTGATGCTTTTGGCGAAGGGATTGCATCAGGCATTGGAATTGCAATGATTTGGGTGAAGAATATTGCAGGGTTGATTGGTGAGAAGTTTAGTTGGATTGGAGAAAAGACTGGTTTTCTTAAGGAAGTGTTTCAGGTAAGCTGGGCAGGTATTCAGGACAGAATGGCTACAGCATGGGAAGTTATACAACCGGTTATGGATCTTATTGCAAATGGTGCAATGCTGCTTTTCAATATTTTTCAATGGGCCTTCCCCGGAATACAAGCAGTTATTGAAAATGTATGGGCATTTGTCCAGCCGCTGCTTGAAGGCTTGGGGAGTGCAATTGGATGGGTAGCTGATAAGGTAGGAATGATGGCAGAGTGGTTTGATAAAGAGCCGGGCGGAAAAAGCGGTGGCGGCGGAGGTGGCGTAGGTGCATTTGGAGGAAAAACGGAAGAAACGCTGGCACTGAGCAGAGTGCCAATATCTGCCGGAATGGAAGATGCGCTGAAAATGCCGGCTGTACCAGGAACAAGTCAGAAAAGCGAAAACAGTATAATAAATAACAAGCTAAATGCATATATGGCAACAAAAGCAAATCTGCCAAACAATGGGACTAATGTGCAAAATCAAGCTATCAATATAAATATCAGCGGAGTAAACAAATCAACAAATGAAATTATGAGCGAAATGATGCCTAAGCTCAGGCTGGCACTTCAGAATATAAGTCCGGGTCCAAGCGGCCATGCCAGGGTAGGGGGTGCATTAGCGTGAAATTTCTATTCGAAAGCGTTGACGGAAAGGAAAGCATTCAGCTGCCGGTAAATCCGCCTGTTTTTCATATCAACGACGGAAGCAGCAATACAACCATTGAAACAATAGGGCTTGGAGAGATCACCATGATAGGTAAGGAGAAGCCCATTGAGATCACTCTTGAGTCTTATTTCCCGGCAGAAACCCAACGCTGCATCCTGTATGCGGAGGGAAACAAAAAAGCAGAAACCCCAAACGCAATGGAGCCTTACAAGTATATTGAAGTTTTTAAGCGATGGAAATCCCTTGGTAAGCATATATTACTGACTATCAGCGATACACCCGTTGATAAGGTCAAGGTGGTGATTGAGAATCTAGCCTATGGAGAAGAAGGCGGCTCAAGGGACGTCAAATATGAACTTCAGCTCAGGGAATACAGATCCTATGATTTGAAGCCGACACCGAACGGTCAAAAAGTGGTAGCAGCAACAAAGGATGAAAAACAAAGCAGAAAAGATCAGGTTGCACCAAATGGCATCTATGTAGTAAAAGCAGGGGACTGTCTATGGAAGATCGCCAAGCTTGTATATGGTGATGGCAGCAGATACAAGGAGATCATGACCGGGAACAGGCTGAAATCAGACTTGATCCTGGTGGGACAGAGGTTGAAGGTATGAGTGTGCCGGCAGTTTTTCATCTGCGGGAGGATATAAAGACGGATATTACCGATATAGTTAGCCAGATTACCTGGCAGGGTTCAAATGACCAGTTGTCAAGGAGACTGGATATCACAACTGTCAACAGCTTCAGTATAGCTCCCGGTGATTGGCTGGTGCTGCAGGCTGAGGGCAGGGAGCTATTCAGGGGAATAGTCTTTACGACCTTCAGGACTACTGAGGATACTATAACACCCTACGCCTTCGATCCCTTGATATATCTGGACAAGAGCAAGGATGACTACAAGTTTGAAAGGACAACGGATAAGCAAGTCATAGAGACCTTGTGCAGCCGTTTCAATATTCCTGTAGGAAGAATAGAAGGCAGTAAATACATCCAAAAGCTGCTTTTGCGCGAAAAGGGACTGGCAGAGCTCATGAAGGAACTGGATACGGGCTATAATCTATATTTCAAAGAAGGAAGACTGTACCGGGAGAAAAAGGGAAAACAAGTACTGCAGTGGGTCCTTGATGGGAATTTGATCATAAAGGCGTCGGTAAAAGAAAGTATAGAGGATATGAAAAACTCCGTAAGAGTCATAGAGGGCAACAAGATCACTGTAATAAAGGACGATTTGCTGATAAGGAGATACGGCCTTCTGCAGGAGGTCATAGAAGAAGAGTACGGGAAGGGCATAGCCAAGGCAAAGGAGCTGCTGAGTGAGCTGGGCCGGGTTTTTAAGGAGACTGAGCTTGAATGCATCGGCTTCAACGAATGCATGGCCGGGACCTATGTGAGGGTTGAGGAAAAGCAGACAGGCTTATCGGAGGTCTTCGAAATAACCGCTGATACTCATAGCTATGAAGGAGCAGTCCATACGATGACATTAACACTAAAGGGGGTGTCGTAAACGGCTGATGGTATAACGGAGCTTGCATTACTGTTCAAGGAGAGGGAAAACAGAAAACCGATATCCTTTGTAATAGGAGCTGTAAAGAGTATGGCACCGGTGGTAATAGCGCCGGAAGGGATAAACTTCAGCCTTGGTATTGAGGATCTGATAATTCCTGAGAGGCTTACGGAACATGATGAAGCGGTAAAGATAAATGGACAGGCTGTGATCATTCATTATGAGGGGATGAAAGCTGATGAACAGGTCGTCCTGCTGCCCTCGGCTGACGGACAAAAATATCTTGTATTGGATAGGGTGGTGATATAATGCTTCCTGAGCTGACCTATGATTCATCGACAATCAGTAATGCTCCTGAGGGCTTGAAAACCTTTCTCTTCGATTTTGAAGCAGGAGACTTTGTACTGAGTTACGGAAGGTCCGTGACAGTAGATGGGGCAGCAGCAGTAAAGCAGTGGGTGTATTCCACACTGCATACAGAAAAGTACAGATACCTGATCTATAAAAACCATGGCATAGAGCTTGAGAGCATTTTGGAGCGGCAGTCTACCCATAAGCTTTTTGTAATGGAAGTGGAGCGGGCTCTGCGTGAGGCTCTGGAGGTTCACGATCAGATAAAGTCTGTGAGCGATTTCGGCTTTGAAAGGCTGAAAAACGGTCTTAAGGCCACATTCAGCGTAAACCTGACAGATGGAACAACCTTTGGAGGTGAGACAATTGTATGAAAATCAAATTGCTGATGCTATAAGGAAAAGAGTATTGTCCAAGGTCTCCAATAGCTATGACAAAAGGGAAGGCGGCGTAATATATGATTGCATTGAGCCTTCCATATTGGAGCTGGAGCAGGTCTATATAGAGCTGGACAGGGTAATAGAAAAAATGGATATTGAGACCCTCAACGGTGAGGAATTGTCAGAGAGACTATATCAGAGGTCCGGGATACAAAGGAAGCCTGCGACCTATGCAAAGGGACAGGTATATATAGAAGGAACAGTAAGTATAAGCACAGGCGACATATTTCAAACCGAATCCGGGATCCGGTTCAAAGCAACAGAGAGTATAACAGTAACCGGAGCAGGCTATGTTAACGTACAGGCTGTAACTGCAGGAGCAGAGGGAAATGTGCAGGCTAAATTCGTTAATTATATGCCTATAAATATCCCTGGTGTAACAGCTGTAACCAATAATGAGCCTATGACCGGAGGCTACGATATCGAAAGCGATGCTGAGCTGCTGCAGAGATACTATGAAAGGATCAAGACACCTCCGACAAGCGGAAACAAGTCCCAGTACAAAATGTGGGCAAAGGAAGTGACCGGAGTGGGTGATGCTAGGGTAATACCCCTATGGAACGGGAACAACACGGTGAAGGTGATCCTGATCGGTTCCGACAAAGAACCAGCAGGTGCCGATGTGGTTACAAGCGTACAGAGTTATATTGATCCGGGAGCCTCGGGAGAAGGCAAAGGCGTTGCTCCTGTGGGAGCTTATTGTACAGTGGTAAGTGCAGATGCAAAGCTTGTTAATGTGGCCTTTACTGCCCTGGACAAGGATCAGGCTTATACTGACCCTCAGATAAAAGCAAAGGTTGAGGCAAAGCTCAAGGAATATCTCAGGTCTATTACCTTCAGGGATAATATTTCCGAGGTAAGCTATGCACAGATCGGGTACAGGCTCCTGGATGCAACAGGAATCCGTGATTATACGGATTTACGGATCAATGGAGGTACTGTCAATGTACCCTTTGGCTACAGCGAGGTGCCTATGATTGGAGATGTGACTATTGCGTAAGGAAGAAATGCTTGGTTATCTGCCTCCCCATTGGAGAAAATCAAAGGTATTTGAAACGATAATGGATGCTGAGGGCGCTGAGTTCGACAGTATTCTCGCTGAAATAGGAGATATACAGGCTCAGCTGGATATTGACAAAGCAACCTGGGGCTTGGAGATATATGAGAAAGAGCTGGGGCTGCAGACAGATATCAGTAAGCCCCTGGAGGACCGGCGCTCTGTGATCAAGAGCAAGCTGAGAGGAACAGGCAAGGCAGATGCTGAGTTGATCAAGGTCGTAGCAGATTCCTATACCAACGGGGATGTGGATGTTGACTTCAGAAATGGAACCATATGTATCCGTTTTGCAAATGTCCTGGGAGCACCACCCAACCTGCAGGATCTGACCAATTCTATAGAAGAGCTTCGCCCGGCACACCTGCCCTTTGGGTTTGAATACTTGTATCTGATGCTGTACCAGGTGGAACAGCTTAAGATAAGTGAGATACAACAGAAACGCTTGACGGATTTTGCACCGTTTAAGCCGATTATTTAGGAGGTGTAGAACAATAATGCCAGAATATACGACTAATCTGAATTTGCTTAAGAAGATTCCTGATTCAGATGGCAATGATTATTTTAACATAGAAACTATGCTGAATGACAACTGGGACAAAGTCGATGCAGCCGTTGCCGCAAAAGAAACACCGGCAGGTGCACAGGCCAAGGTGGATAACCTTGCAGGAGCAGGGAGAACAACACAGACTGTCAAAGGTAATGCTGATGCTATTGCTGCTTTGAATCAGACTGTAGCGGCGCATGAGACAGATATTACAACACTAAAAAACGAAGTAATAAACAGTAAACCTGTAGCAACGGTATCCCTATCCAACTCCTCCCCTGTAACCAGCATAGACGTAAATGTCAATGGCGGCTTGGATTTTGAAATGGAAGCAAAGCCGCTGTTAGTGAACTTATTGGGTAGTTTAGGAAGGCAGTATTCAAAATGGAATGTTGCGTGGACTACAGGAATGGATTTTTCTTCTATACTCACAGCAGCGACAGTGGATGCACCAATTTTTGAAGCAAACATGGAATACACGATATATTTTAAAGTTGCTGCTAATAACAGTACTTCCGTTGTTAGCGTGGGATTAGAGAGCGATTCTTTTGCAACTGCAACTATGATTACATTAAAAGCTTTAGCTATTGGTGAAACAGGGATATTTAAAGTAAAAAAGATAACAAAATCAACTTTAGATTACAACAGAATACGATTTCGTGTTGTTGGAACCAGTGCTGATGCAGTTGTCACATTACAGGATATTATGGTGATAAAGGGGGATTATACCACAGAACCGATATTTTACATCAATAGCATACAGCCTATGATGGGGCTGAATGTGAAGTCTGTTGGAAAGAATCTGTTTGATAAAGCAAAGGTTGGCGGATTAATTAATGGCGTTTATTCAGGAGAAACTGCCTCAATAATATCAGAACAATTGATCGCTATTGATTCAAGTCTGATAAACTATACAATATCTGTAGACCATCCAACCAAATTAGTTGATTGTGACCAATTCCTTATTGCTAAATTTGACAAGCAAAAACAGTTTATTTCTCAAAATAGTATAGGATATGGAGGTAAGTCTAAAAGTTTTGCGGTAACATCTGATGTGGGATATGTTTGGCCATACATATATAGGGTTAATGCTGATGATAGTGTAATCACTGATTTGTCGGAATACCAGATCCAGTTGGAATCTGGGAATATAGCCACAACCTACGAACCATTTCAAGGCTCAGAAACACTCATAGATGGTGAATTTGCCGGGATAGGAACATACCTTGACCATGTAAGTAGCGAAAATGGCAGAGTGAATATACTGAGAAAGATTAGAGCTTATACATTGAAAAGTACAGACATAACATTGGATACCACAACGTTTACAAATTTCGACATTGTAAAATGTTCGTTACCTTCAGATTATATCAAAGGAGTATCTGGGTTAAGTAATAATTACATCTTCCCAGATTATCCAGAGATATCAGATGCAAGTGTTATAGAATCTACTTCAATAGTGGGTAGAAGTTGGAATACTAGTACAAGGGATACTGACAAGATAAGGATTGCTGTAACAAAAGGCACTTATGCAGACCTTTCAGCAGCACAAGCAGCATTAACAGGGACCAAGATATGGTATGCGCTTTCAACATCTGTATTAGAAAAACCCGATACTCCTATCAATGGATTGATGGCTTATGAAGGTAAGACAACTGTTGCAGTGCAGACAGGGATGACACTTGTAGATGGAGAAGTAGTAGCTCAAGAAAGCAGAGAAAACTATGATAGTGGTCTATTTAGTATGATAATGACATACATGAACACACTTAGAAATAGTCATAGTCATGCAATGAAGACATTGTCTAATACAGCTGAGGTACTCTCGAAGAACACAGACCTGTTAAGAGGAGGCTCAGGTAAAGAGATAACACTCTCTATTACAAATCCTGTGACCAGCATTGACGCAAAGATTAATGGTGGTATAAATTTTGAAATGGAAGTAAGCCCGTTGCTGGTAAATTTATTAGGTATTGATGGAGATTGTGAAGATGTAAGTAAGTGGAGTGTATATCTATCAACATTAGTTTTAGACACTACAAATAAGAAATTTGGCAGTAATGCAATAAAGATTACCCTTACTGGTGTAAACGGTACTATGATTAAAGCTATACCTAACATAGATGTTACGAAATACTATGTTTTCTCTGCATATGTAAAAAATGGTAATGCTACAAGTGTAAGAGTAGTAAAAGATACAACTGGTGGTGGAATGTCTAAATATGGAAATAATGTTGCAGATACAGCAACTTATAATCGTAGCTTTGTAAAATTACAGCCAAGTGACTTAAATATAGGCAACAAATTTGGGGTGCAAGTTTTAGGGGTAGATACTCAATACGCATATGTGGATGGCATAATGCTTAATGAAATAACAGCAGCAGAGTATGCAGATGCTAATTATATACCACCGGATTTTGTCAATGGCATACAGCCTATGATGGGGTTATATTTGCAGAGTAGCGGGAAGAATCTGGTCGATAAAAATAACGCTTCAGCACTGATAAATGGATATATTGAAGTTAACTATTCAATGATATATGCAAGTGCTAATAGCAAAACTGCATATATACCATGCAAACCCAACACAACGTATGCAATTAAAAAGATAGCTGGACAAATATTCAGACTTGCAAGCTCTAAACAATGGCCCGCCACTGGTGATACAAGTGTTCCAACGTTGACAAATATATGGAATGCAAGTAGTCCAACAAGTGAAAAAATATACACAACTTCAAGTACTGCACAATATTTAGTTGTTACTTTTTGGGTATCAACAGACACCATATCATCATTTGAAATGTTATCTAGCCTGCAAATTGAGGAAGGCTCCACGGCCACATCCTACGAACCATATCAGGGCAGTGAGCTTCTTGTGGACGGTGAGTTTGCTGGAATAGGCACATACCTTGATAAGTTGACGTATAAGAACGGTAAAGCTGAAGTGATGAGGAAGGTTAAAAAGAATATCATTGATGGAAATATTGCGTTTGCATTTGCAGCAGATAAAGCAGGTTATAAAATAGTTGTAATGAATAATTACATCCCAGATAATGCTACGATTTATAGGCAGGCGAAATGCAGTAAGTATGATGGGAAGCCATTATTATTTAATGATATGTCAACTAATGGAGACGCCTTTACATTATATTCAGACACCGGTCACCTTTATTTTAATATAAATGATACAGATTCTGGCTGGGGGGAAACATATAATCCATCAGCGGATGAAATAAAAGCGTGTATGAATGGTTGGAGAATGGACACTGCTGGTAGTGCATATCCGTCACCATATACAGGTACAGGAGCTAAAGAGTGGATAGCAATAAAACCAGATGGTGCTGTAGACTTAGCAACTGCAACACAAGTCTTACCCACCACAAAAGCTCCCGGATGGTCATCATGGGCAACATTATGGTATGTACTTGCAACCCCTGTACTTGAAGAACTAGGCACTCCGATAAACGGACTTTCAGTATATGAGGGTAAAACTACAATCAGCTTGCAGACAGGAGTTGTGAAGGAGAGGGCTAATCCCATATATAATACCAATTATAGAATAAATCAAGCAAATACAGGTTCACAGTTAAGATATAAGGTTAAATTTATCAAGGATATATTAAAAAATGGAGTTTCGGATTTAATAAATTGGAGTATTGTATCAGATGCATATGCTTATGGTAATCAAAGAGCAAGCTGTTTTTACGATAATTACGACCCAACAGCGAAATACGAAGTCCTATATGAGGTTTTACATGAAGAATATGACAGTCAGCAGGTAAGAATATCAGCAACATACATAGAAAACCTTAAGGATAGTCACAATGCCTTAGTGGAGACAGTATCCAATACCCAGGAGGACATAGCACAAATACAACAAGATATGAAAGCTTGCTGGAAAGACTGGATACCGACTCTCACATGGACAACATCTACACCATCAAATATTACTGCTATATGTCGTTATATGGAAAAGGATAAAACATGCAGAATTAAAGGATATTTAACCTCTACGGATGGTAATGGAGCAACAGACTTGACGATAAAACTACCCATAAATACTAAAAATACAGGGGCACTATTATCAGTTGATGCGTCTGAAAAAGTCGGAACTGTATGGTCTAAACCGGCAGCATATATCAATACTACTAATGGTTTAAATGTAATTTGTTTTGGAGTTGGAAGTTTTACAGTAGTTACTGATGGATTAGCTTTTATTTTGATGTTTGACGCGTCCTATGAAATAGATTAGGAGGATATTGGTATGGAACAGATAAGGACAGAACCTATTTACAAAACCGTAATTAACGAAACTACCGGAGATCCAGAGAATGTTTTAGACTACACAATGAGATATACATACAATGTTGAAACTGCCACCATTGAAGCTGAGGTGGACGGAGAAATACAGCCTGTTACGAAGTTCGTTGAAACTCTTCTTAAAACTGAACGTATTGACGAATATGGAGTATGGTTGATCCTTGATCAATCAGGCTGCAGGAACATATGCAATACATCTCCTACGCAGAAGTATATTGATGAGCATCCGGAAGAGTTTACACCTAAGCCTGAAGAGCCGGAAGAAAAGATAATAAGACTGGAGGCTGAAGTAACTTGCTTGAACAACAGATTAGCACTTACACAGTCAGCTCTGGATGAGCTTATATTAGGAGGTGGAATATAATGGCAGCATATATGGCACAGAGAATCATTGATGGAGTGTTTACCTATGATTATGTTATAGGCAAGAGGGCAGACCTTAAGACAGGTATTGATACGTACCTAACAGATAAGGGCAAAGCGGATTTGGTTGGGTAGCATGACAGATTAAGATACTGATGTATCATATTACCGTACTCGAACAGGGAGTAATTCCCACAAAACGAAGGATAGTACATAACAACAGTCTGAAAAAAGGCTGAAACCAAATCATATGTCCCCCACACACCCACAGCACAATATTTGGACAAGTTGAATAGTATGTACTATCAGGAACCGGAGCTGCTTCCATACCATACAGCAGCTCCGGTAAATAAGATTGGGAGGAGCAAGCATGAACAAGCTAAACATTCAAGTATACGACGGCCAGATCACCCCGCATTTCAATATCGGTGAGTTCAAATGCAGTGCCAATGGTGAGGTGCTTATAAACGCAGAAGTAATTGCCCATATTCAAAGGCTTGAAAAATTCAGGGTATGGTATAACAGAGTGATGATAGTAAACAGCGGCTATAGGACACCGGAGTATAATGCGGCAATCGGAGGAGCAAAGGAAAGCCAGCATATGCTGGGACTGGCGGCAGATATAGCACTGCCGATGGGTGAGTTTTCTGCTTACTCAAAAGCAAGAAAGGAAGAGTATCTCCAGAACGTCAGGAAGAAGTGGACAGAGCTATGCAACAATGATGGTCTTGGCGGGGGCGTAGGTTTCTATAACACGTTTTTTCACCTGGACAGCAGGAAAACAGCGGCCTTCTGGGACAGAAGAACAGAATGACAGGGCTGTGCCGTAGCTGATACCTGCGATGATGCTTTCCCTTTGTATATGGAGGAATATTCATGAAAAATGACCGATGTAAAGACTGCACTCAAATCAATAACCTGGAAAAAAGGCTGATGGGGCTGGAGCAAGGCTTTAATGATCTACGGGACAGGGTCGCAGAAGTAGAGCGGGGCAATGCGGTAAGTGAAGAGCAGATCAGGATGATCTTCAAGATCATGAACGAGATCAAGGATAGTCTCAGGCAGATTGCCAGTAAGCTCGAAATAATCGAGTTAAGACCTGCAAAACATTGGGAGGATCTGATCAAGACAATAGTGACCGTGCTGGTGACAGCGGTGGTCACTTATTTTTTCAAAAGATAAGGAGGAACAGCATGATAGTTTTTTTAAGATACAATTGGCAAAACATACTTATAATATTCATTTTTATTTTTTCACTTACTTACCTATACCGCATAGGAAAACGAGATACTGTAAGAAAGATCATTCTCAGCCTGGTCATTCAGGCAGAGAATGCGCTGGGCTCAGGTACAGGCGAGCTGAAGTACGCAATGGTAATCGACAGGGCATATGACGTACTGCCGACACTTGTACGCTTTCTTATAACAAAGAAGGAACTGGACAGGCTGATCGAGGAAGCTGTTCAATACATGAAATTACAGCTATCAGAGAAGGTATGCGGAGATATATAA